CCCGGGTCGGCCGCGGCAACCGAAGCCAAGGGGCCTTGCACCGAAGGGGGCGCGCCGGGGGCTGGAGCCGCAGAAGCTAACGGCGTAGTTCCTTCAAAGAGGTTTACTCCGTTATACGCTTCGGTGCCAATAGCGTCTAGCAGCTTTTTTTTATTAGCAGTGATTTTTTGTTTTTGTGCTGCATGCGACTTTTCCCGCATTTGTCTAAAATCTTCAGTAGGTGGCGCTGATGAGATCTTTTGGCCTTCCAGAAGTGGTGCTCGATTCATTCCATGTGCCACCTCTGAAACGATTCCGGATAAGACACCGTCCTCAAAGATCACTTCTTTAATGCACTCTTTTATTAAAGGCTTTAGTAACTTTTTTAATTGTACTTTGTCCATTATCAATCTTTCAATATTTCATTAAGCGCCCGGTTAATGCGATCGGCCTTGCAGAACACTTCATTAAGTCGATTCTTGCTCTCCTGCATCATAAATGCACCAGGCGTCGAAGGCTCTGACACCACATCAAAACAAATAAGCTGAAAGTCATCTTCTACTATGGTCTTGCCCATCGTTTCCTTAACGGAACCTAGGCCGCGAGAAGAAATACCAATGGACACTCCCGACTTCACCAGCGATTCGAGAATCTTTCCGGATGGGGTTTCCAATACTTTCATCTTGCCCATCACTTTATCGTCATCCATCCAGATTTCAGTAATCATGTGAGAAGCGTTTTTCAAATTGATGACCGACTCCTCCGGATGATCAAGTTCGCCGAGGGCGCGTCGGTCTTCCACTAGTTTCTGATAGTTTTTTACTTCTCTTTGCAAAATCTTCTGAGGATATATGCGCCCATTGCCGTTTTGAGTTTCGGCCATCTGCATCAAACCAGACAACATCATTCCTCCGTCAGCAACAAACTTCTTTTCCGCTTCTGTGAGAAGATCTTGGCAAACCCCCCCATCGCACAGCTCATAATATTCTCGTAGAAGTACTTTACCCATTTTATTATCCTCTTAAAACAGTCAACTGCCCTTACAACACCGTCGGACCGGCTGTAGCATCCATTTAGTCATGTCGTTCTCCTCTTCCTAGTTGTATGCCATCGTCGCAGATAATCACATTCAAAATATATGACGTACCCGAACTTAGGCAGCCCAACAAAAATCCAGTTACAGGATTTCTGCCATCAAAAATAAATAGTTCCGTATGTACATTAACGCCCCAGAGAAATATCCCCACCCAAAATCCTATACACATCGGGCAAGAAAAGAAATAGTGCTTAGGTCTAATGCGATCTAAAATCTTAGAAAAACAAAGAATTTGTGTGAGACCATACGCACACAAAATAAAAAAGATCAGGCTCTCTAAGGTGGGCCACATTATAATGTGCGCGCCCATTACATCTTGTAGCGAAGTGGGATGTAATAGTATCCAGGCACCATCGCGCCCTTCTCCGCATACTGAGGCACCTCGCCAAGCTCTGTTGAATCTTGGTCGGTAGGTTCTACAAAATATTTTTCAAGATTTTTCTCATACTGATCGGCGGCTTTCATTACTTCCGCCTCTTCTTTTATAAACTCCGAGATTACGTAGGTGGCGGCCTGGAGAGCATTGACGTGCTTGCTTTCCGGAATGGTGGCCTCAAAAGAACTAAAAATGTTTCCCCCCTGTACGCTGTCTCGGTTGACGATTCCCTTGTCAGCCAAAAAGTCAAAAAATCGAGCCATCGTCCCATACGCGTCTTCTACTGCTTGGCTTTTGGGAAAAGCAATTACCTTACTGTCTTCAGGCAACAGCACAATATCAATAAGATCGTGATCCATAATTAATAGGTTGCCCTCCAGTGTTTTGCGAGCCTTCAGCCTTACTTCGGCTTGGGGGCCCCCTATCTGAATATTAATCATTAGATTTTATTTCCCGTACTAGCTCTTGAATATGCAGCACTTTAGAAATCACCACGTGGGTCGGCGCGGCATCTTTGAAGCCCTCTAATACAGCAAGGACTTTTTTGGTTTTCTCAACCATGTGTTCGTCGGTATACACTTCTTCTATTTTTAGAGAAGCGCGAACTTCTTTTTTCAAACGCCCAATTTCTTCACTCAAATGCAACTTTAGCTCTAAACCGTTGTCTGTAAAAGAGTTAATATATTTTCCAAGCAGCCCCTTCTGTTCCTTTAAGAGAGAGCCGTACTGCTCATTAAACTTTTTGACAAAGGAGCGATAAACTATATTATCCATAGGCTCAAGGCGGCCGCCTTCTGCTTTTTTGGGGGCATGCATTAGCTTAATCACCGTATCTTCATGTAAGACGCGTTGTTTAACGGGCGTTGTCGTATTAAATATGGCGGCCACGGTAGCGAGAGATTTAAAGTTAGGAACAAAAGTATTCCACGCTTCTTTAGACAACGTCTTATTGATTTTATTTATTATTTTAGTTTGGCTGTCAAAAATGTTTTTACTATCCAATTGCGAGCGCGCATTCTTGGTTTCATATAAAAGCTTTTCTGCAACATGTAACTCAAGATCGTACGTTTCTAACAAAGTTTGATAGTGCTGCAGTTCCTTGCCCAGGATAGCGCTAGCACTGAACCCCTCTTTTATAAGATGGCTTATAAACCTTTTTCGATAAGGATTTTTATCAACAACCGCTTTGGTTAGTTCCTTAACGAGAACTTCATATAAAAAAGCAGTATTTCTTTTTTTATTGTGCTTTACTCTCACGTGTCGTGGTCTCCGCTTCTTTCTCTTCTAGTTCTGTAATTAGTTTACGAATATCTCTAGTACTCTCAAATAATTTTACTTCGTCTTTATCTTCTTTATAACTAGGAACCTGTTCTTCATAAAGCTTATTGATATTTAATAGTTCCTGGCCAGGGAAAATGTTTCTATGCGCTGTTTTGGCGCCGCCCCTGGCATCACTACGCATCTTCCTGGTGGTGGGGCCCGCTTTGTTGGTGAGTCGCGTGTCTTGTGCTTTGGGGTGATACACCTTTCCTTTAGCTCCCGGTGTCAAATAACCGGTGTTCCTCCACCCAGCCTTATCTTCTTTGCGGGCCGGTGCCGCCAGAAGAGAAGACTCGTCTCCTTCAGCGGGCGCTGCCTCTTCGGGAGGGGCGCCCTCTTCGGGAGGAACTTCGCCCTCAACAGGCGGCGGCATTTCGCCACCCATTTCGCCACCCATTTCGCCCCCTAGACCGCCTCCGGCAGCCATCTGGGCGCCCATTTCAGAAATGGCGTCCAGAGAAACTTGATACTTACGATCATAGAAGGCTTCACGCTGGTTACGCAAGAATTCTTCGTCGGTCATCCGTAAAATGTTCTCAGCAATCCAGTGCTTGCTAAACATCCCCTCCACTACATTGTTGGCCAAATCGAACTTGGTGCGAATATATTCAATCTCTTGAAGTTCCGCCAACTTAGACGGATTATTCAACGCAAGCTTAAAGGAAATCAAATCCTGGCCGCGAAAGCCCAGCGTAAACAAATGCACTACGGCGATCTTTTCAAGTTCCGACATAAAAGCTCGTTGCAGCCGCTGAATGGTTCTTGCAAACCGAATATCTTTTTGGGCCAACGTCGTCTTGTCTTCGTCGCCGCCCTCGGTCATTGTCAAATAGGAATGTGGAATCTTAATAGCAGAGAATAGCTTATCCCGAATATATTTCACATCATCAATGTCATTAAGCTGAGAAGCTCCCGCCAACGTAGTGATGTCCGAACCTACGCCGCCGCGAACAGGAATAAAATAATCCTCTTCAACCGAAAGCGGATTATAACGCAAGTCAACACGGCCGCTTGTTGAATCCACTAGTGAGTTTCTTTTCAGCGCTGTCTTGACTTTCTCCATATATTGTTCTACATCTTGAGGGGGAATGTTGCCAACATCAATCTTAAACATACGACGTTCGGGCGCTCGTACGACCCGATAAGCCAACATCGCATCTTCAATTAGTACAAGCTGGCGCCAAATCCGGCGGGCCGGGTCCAATACAGAAGTGCCATATGGGGCGTGTTTGTCGTTGCCTAAAATCCTAAAATGTGCACACTGCCAGTTCTCGAATGTCATATTCGCCGAGTTCCACTGGTACTGAACATAGTTTGGGTTGGTAGGATCTTGCCCTTCGAGTCTCTCAACCTCTCCGGACGGCAACCCAATTACGCTTTTAACTCCCAAGACCTCGTCAATATCTAAATATAAAAAGAAGTCGCCATACTTACACATGGTGCGCGCCCAGCCGAACGCGTTAAACTCAATGTTCAGAGCATCATAAAAAAGCGCTTCTAAGATGTTTTTAATCTCATCGTTGCGACAGTCTATTTTAACGAGTTTATTAAATGCGTTTGATGTTGTCATTTCATCAGCATAAATATCCATTGCTGAAGCAATCTCTGGCATGTATTCCATTTGGTCAAAATCAATATAACGCTCATTGCGATTTTGGTTCCGCATTGCTGCGGAAGTTAGCATATTATAGTTACGCGAAAGGTTGTCTGCAGAGCGCTTGAACTGGTGTCCGCTCATGCTCTTGAATCGATATTGATATTTATCTAAAGCCGAGCGGCGCTCTTCCCGGGTGAACTGAGCACGGTAGTTGATGAGGGGTCCTGAAAATAATCGTGTTAACCTCTTAAACA